CAGGTGCAGATTCTCGGTGGGCAGGCTCCAGCAGCGAAATCCAAATCGTTCAAGACTGCTGCTGAGAAGGCTCAGAAACAGTACGAGCGTGACGCAGAGCGGGGAGCCAGGAGCGTTCAATACGTTCACGGACTCAAGAAGGTCTGGAATACACTCAACACGCTCATTGGAAATGTGGAGCTTGCCAGCATCAATCAGACGACATGGTTCAGTCTCAAGACCAAATTGCAAGCTCGTCAGAAGATGTCTGACAAGACACTGCATCAGTACAAGAACGCTATGGTGATCGTTCTCAAGCAAGCCGTGATGCGTGGCGATCTACAGACAATGCCCACGTTCATGTCGGACAAAACAGGTCATGCTGCTGACACTCCCAGAACGTGGTTCAACGCGACTGAGTACAGCAAAATGTTCAGATATCTCCGCGCAAACATTCTCACGCACAAGAAGGAAAAGACACGCTGGATTCAAGACGCGGAAGAACTCAAGGACTACGTTCTTTTTGTCGCGAACAGTGGACTGCGCAAGAGCGAAGTCATGAACGTTCGTTTCTGTGATGTCGAAGTCGCCAAGGACGCAGGCGACGAAACTGAACATTTGAAGATTCGCAACATTCTTGGCAAGCGTGGCCGTCATGGAGTGTGCAAGACATACTTCGGCGCAACTCGTGCGTTCGTCAGAGTTCTTGAGCGTGAAGGGCTGACTTCGAAGAACTACAAGAATAGCGAGCTACCACTTTTCAAGACATACCATCGGGACATGTTCAGAGACGTGTTGAAGAGAGCGAAGCTGCACGAGACGAACGACAGACCGCCGCGTAAACGCGATTTGGCTAGTCTCAGAAGCACCTACATCTGTTTCAGAATCATGCACGGTGTTCCCGTCTATGAAATCGCGAACAACTGCCGCACAAGTGTCTCCATGATCGAAAAGCACTATGCCCGTTATCTGAACACGCTGGACAGCAAGAACATCAACCGTAACGACTACAAGCTCGAAGAGACAGACTAGAACTCGTCACATTGCTGCGCCACAGGAGCCTGACTTGTTCAGGCTCTTTCCTTTTGTCTACACGAATCGGGCCAACTTTGGATTGACTCCAACAACCCCGAGCACCAGAATGATGCTGAGCATGTTTGTCTGAATCGAATCGACAATGGAGGTTCTTAACGATGCTACGAGGCTTCTTCGACGAAAGTAATCGAAATTCCAAAGACGAGCATTTCTTGATTGCGGGCTGGACTGGCGCAGTTGAGGAGTGGGAGAAGTTCACAACAGCATGGAATGAATGCCTCACATCATCACCTGCAATCCGCTATTTCAAGATGTCAGAAGCGAATGTTCTGAATGGAGAGTTTCAAAGGTTCACTAGACAGATGGCGGATGCAAAGAAAATGGCTCTTGCAAAAGTCATAAGCATTCACGATCTGCGGGGATATCTCTCGTCGGCTAATCATCAAATAATGGCGAACAAGCCCAAAGAGCTTAAAAAGATGATGGCAACGAGACTTTACGATTGGGTGTTTATGAACATCGTCTGTATGGTCCTGGTTGATCGTATCGAACGCGAGGACTTACAAAGTCGAATAGACTTCATTTTCGATCATTGCTCGGAGCTTCGAGCTTGCATCGAGAGCTACAACAAGATACGACCTACTTGGACACCTAGAATGCAATTAATTGCAGGAGACGTTGCATCAGGCGATGATCATGAACTTGCAGGTCTGCAAGCTGCCGACATGCTGGTGGGAGAACTTTCTCTGCACATAAAAACAACGAATCCTAGTCAGCACTATATGGCTATGATGACAAAACACGAAATCGTTCGCTCTGATGTAGGCTCACCTAAGAAACTTCAGGAAGTTCAGAATTATGCAAGAGAGGTATTTACTCGCAGTCAGATACTGACCGACATGTTGGCAGATTTCAAAAAAGCTGGAATCAATCTCAGTGATTACAAATGACGATGCGTTAGCGTTTCCCGATTGAACAAATCCGACCGATTCCTTTTTGTCTCACATAAATAGGGTTGCCGCCGAGCGAGGGCGAAGCATCTCTATGAATAAAGAATTTGAAAATATATACGACACATCAGAAGAAAGATCACGACCGATACCTTCGCAAGTTCGAACTTGAGATTGAAAGAAAGCTGACCTCTCGCACTGGTGTAAAGGCTGGCAAGTTTTTCGCGCGATTCGACACAACAGCTCTAGTCCGTGCCGATTTCAAAACACAATCGGACGGCTATCAGGCTGGTGTAAATGGCGGCTGGCTCAATCCCAATGATGTTCGCAGATCACTCGGGTTGAATCCCGCTGGTCCTGAACTAGATGTATACAGAGTGCCTGTCAACTATCAGAACGCAGCACGACTGCTTGACACTGAATCGCTACAGGATCAGCCGATTGATGCTGACACACCGCCCACACAATCTGAACGAAACATGTTGCAGGTATACAGTCGGACCTATTTGCCGCTATATAAGGATGCATTCAACAGGCTTTCGGCGCGGAAGAAGCGCGATTTCGACTCCGTTTCAACGGCGTTCAGAGGAGTTCTACAGAGCGTTGCGGGCATGGCCTACGACTTCGACGAAATGACAACGACTGACGACATCGTTGACGACACAATTAAGAGCATGGTGAAGCGCAGCGCAAAATGGCCTGAGACGATCACGAACGACACTATTGGAATCGAGTTTCAGAAGACAGTCAGATCAATTCACATCGCAGCGGCACGACAGATAGCAGGTGCCAAAGCAGCAGCAGAAGTTGCGATAGAAGCAGAATCGACATTAGAAGGTGACAACAATGAACAATAAAGAGATTCGCGCACTACACATCGTAGAGCTTAGAGCAACAACCGATAAGGACGGCGGTCATACACTATCCGCAAAGATTCCCTACAACTCACTATCGGCCGATCTGGGAGGCTTCAGAGAGAAGATTGCTCCAGGCGCCTTCGCGTCTGCATTGAAGGACACTGCTGATGTGCTGTGTCTACGTGATCACGACAGCAAGTTTTTGATGGGCAGAACAAAGAGCGGAACATTGACTCTTCGCGACACCCCTGACGGGCTGCAATACACCTGCAAGCTCCCGAATACTACTCAGGCGAACGACCTGTTCGTGTCTGTGAGTCGTGGCGATCTGGACTCAACATCGTTCGGATTTATCACGAACAGCGACGACTGGAAGAATACAGGCGGAAATGTCGAGAGAACACTGCTGAACGTTGAACTGCTGGAAGTCTCGCCCTGTTCTTTTCCCGCTTATGACGCAACATCGGTATCCGTTCGCTCGTGTCCTGTTGAGATTCGTTCTCTTCTGAAGGTCGAAAAGCGAGATGATCTTGACGCCGATCCAAAGTGCAATTGCGACTGTGACGACTGCGAAGACGGCAATTGTGACGACTGTAGCAATGATGAGTGTGACGATGAACAATGTTCTTGCAGAAGCAAACGAAGCGTTCGTCAGTTGACTCAAGCGGAAGAAGTGACTGATCTGGCTCCAATGAAAGACGATATCGCAGCCAACTCCGATGACACTCGGAATTGGAAAGAACATACAGAATTGCGACTCCGATTGAAAATAGCATTTGCAAAAGATAAATAGATTTGATTGATGCGTTATTAGTCGCGGTGCCTGTCACCCGTATTCATTTACACCGATTACTGGCGAATGTCGAGTTCTTGCTGAGCGCAGAAGTGAGACATAGAGACACATATTTCTAAAGAACCAAAGGATACTTACAATGAATACTAAAGACTTACAAGAGAAGCGTAATAAGTTGCTCTCCGATGCTCAGCAAATCCTGTTGAACGCAAAGGATGACATCACTTCCGAACAACGAAGCAGCGTCAATAAGATGCTCGCTGACGTTGACATTCTCGAATCTGACATCGAAGCAAGCAAGCGCATCGATGCATTCCAGAGTGAACACCGTTCTAACAACAGCATCCCTCGCAGTATTGATAGTTCAAGCATTCGTTTGACATCGGAAGATCGAAGCAAGACTGCTTTCGAAGCCTTCATCCGTAATCAGCCAAACGTAAATCTAGACTCTGCGACTCGTTCACGATTTGCAGAAGTCGAAACTCGTGACTTGATTACCTCAAGCACAGGCACCAACTTCGTGCCTCAAGCATTCTATCCAGAATTGTTTGAAGCTCAGAAGGCATGGGGAGACATCTTCAACCTTGTCAATGTTGTCAACACTGAGACAGGCGCGCCTTTGAAGTATGCAACCTCAAACGACGCTGCGTCAGTGATGTATGAAGAAACAGAAGGCACTGCCGATAGCAACTCAGCAGAAGACCCAGTCTTGTCTGGTGCATTGATCAGTTCAATTGGACTGTCCTGCCCTGCAATCCTTGTGTCTTGGGCTGAACTACAGGACAGCGCATTCTCCATCGACGGCTTCGTTAAGAACATTCTGGGTGAACGATACTACAGAAGTCTTTCCAGCATGATTGTCAATGGCAGCACAAGCGGCACAGTCGGCTCAATTCTTGCGGGCGTTGCTAACGCTTCGCCTGTTACCAGCGCAGCCAACACCACTGTCACCTATACAGACATTGCTTCACTATATGGAAGTCTTGATCCTGCGTATGAACAGAATGCCAGCTTTGCAATGAACTCGACTACCCGTGCAACTTTGCTTGGTGAAGTCGATACTCTTGGCCGTCCGTTGTTCCTCAACTCCCCAGTTGCAGGCGCAGGCGCGTTCGAGACATTGCTTGGTCGTCCAGTGAAGATCATTCAGGCTTTGCCTAATATCTCTGCTAACGCCTATCCAATCCTCTACGGTGACTTCAAGAAGGGCTATACCTTCCGAGTTGTCAATCCTGGCCTGAGTGTTGTCGTGCTCAAGGAACGCTATGCCGATCTATTCTGTACTGGATATATCCCATACGTTCGTGGGGGTGGCGCATTCATCGGCGGAATTAACAACCCACTAAAGGGACTCAAGGTACACGCATAATAGCGACAAACACATATGGGTCACTGTCTACGATGGTGACCCATATTTCTATGTTCTTTATACAGGATAGAAATGAGCCAGCCTCTCAGCTACAAAGACACAAGTCAACCAACTATCGAGCCAGTCTCATTAGATCAGGCAAAAGCACAACTCAGAGTGGAGACAACTTTCACTAATGATGATGCGCTGATAACTGGACTGATTGTGGCTGCGCGTCAATATTGCGAGAAGGTGATGAACAGAGCCATCTTCAATCGTAATATGCAAATGACACTCGACTACTTTCCGTTTCCTGACTTTGGTTCAACCATTAATTCAAATGATAACTTTCCGTTGTTCAGCCGATACTGGTCTGATCTTGCGATTCGACTGCCTAAACCTCAATGCGTCAGCGTAGCGAACATTACATACATGGATTTGACGGGGAACACGCAGACCCTTTCGTCAGCGTCTTATACAACCGATGTGAACTCTGAGCCTGCAAGAATCGTGCCTGTTCCATTTCAATACTGGCCGTGGTCGCAGAACTACATTCCAGGCAACATCATGGTGACGTGGGTATCCAACCCTTTGTCTTGAGGGTTGATAATCATCAGTTCGCCAACGGTGGGCAGTGCATAGTCTCTGTCAGTGGTGTTGTGAAGACCGTAAGCTACAGTAAAGTGCAGAGTCTCGTCCTGAACCTCTATTGTCATCCCTGAGAAGGTCGCTGTGATCGCATGAGCGTCCATCGGCTTTGTCTTCACAGGACGATACGACCACCACATAATCGCCCCAAGAATGATTGCCGAAACAATGGCAAATCCGCCACCAAATCCAGCGGCTTTCAAGAGAACTTTCTTCCAAGGTTGCATGGCAGTTCACTCAGTAGGACGGTATGTCATCATCGGTAAGCTCAATTGGTGCCAATGGATCGAATTTCGCCTTCTTCCGAAGTATGAAATATGACTCATTCTGTTCCATCCAATCCCAGCCGCTATAAGTCAAGGAAAATGCAGAGTATCTATCTCCATCCTCGTCCTGTTCTTCAACTTGCTCAATGAACCCCTTTTTCTTTAGCCGCATAATCCCAAACGATACAGCTACGGTAGTAAGGCCCGCTTTCTCAGCGTCGGTCTTGACGTAATAGTATGACAGCGTTCCGTTCGGCGGTATAACTTGGCCTGCCATTATAGCTAAGACTGTAAGCTCTGG